CCCGAAGAAATTTCATCCACAACAGTTTCAAAATTACTGTTACTTATATCTAGTTGCAAATAAAGATCCTGTAATCCAATAACATCATTTGAACTAGGTGTTGCTTCAATTTCTATAATTGTCTGTCCATCTTTCACCATACCACCTTGAATATTAACAGGATTTATTGTTATAACACCATTTATATAATCAATAAAACCAACATTTCTTCTAATGATTGTTGGAGTCTGTGATCCAACTGCGGGGAGAGTAAAGAAGAAAAGAGTTCCTGTTTCCCTATCAGGTCTTGGTAAATCTCCTAAGTAAACATCTTGTGCAATTCCATCAACTTTAAATGCAGATGTTTTAATATTAAATCCATCAGGATCTTTGACTTGGAATCTATTACCAAATCCAATTTGATATTCAGCAAAACCATTAAGGACAACTCTCAAATCTCTTCTCATGCGAAGAGTTGTAATATTTGAAGTAACTGATTCGTGACTATCGTCAACAATTTTTAAAAACTTACTGTATTTAAATCTAGCGCCATACTTATTAAGTTCAGATGATTCAGCGTACTTGTTAGCATTATTTTGAACCACAGACGACACAAATGCTGACGACTCTGCCATATTTGTATTATAATATACTTTAGAGTCAACTTCAATGTAAAGATATTTGAGATCAAGTATTTCTGGAACAATGCCAGCAACGGCAAATTTCTTTAATTTGTTCTTTATTTTTTGCTTGATGAGATTGGGTAAAAAATCACCAGTTCTTGGTTTAATACTAATAAACACCTTTCCATATTGAGGAGGAACTAACTCTTCACCACCAAAAACGGAAATAGACTCCGTTTCAGTATAAATTCTTGCAGGAATTAGTGTTTCATAATCATCTGCTGTAAGTGCTCTATTTTGTGATGCATAGATCCTTGGAGCATACCTACGAATAGACTCCACAGACTCGATTATATCGCCCCCAGAGGACGTTAAACCGGTCGTAAGGAGTGATATGCCCGATGTAACTGTATATGTCTCTGCGTTCCTTGTATACGTCAATCTGCCCGAAAACTGGAACGAAGTAATACCATTTCCACCATCGCCGCTTGAAGTAATATAATTTGCAGTGATATAATTACCCTCCTCAAGTTTCTTACCAAAAATATTGTCTCCAAAGAAAATTTCATACCTTTCGTCAGAAATTTCTTGAAGAAAATAAACTTTTGATTCTCCACCAATGTCAAATAAACTATCTTGACTAGAATATTTTGTTGAAGCAGAGGAATTTTCGTTATTTTTGACAGTTACAGAGATAAGAGACGTATCAACACCAGAATTTGGTAAAATAAATTTTTGATTAGGAATTCTAGTGCTATATGTAAAATTAGAACTCAATAGAGTTCCTTCATAAATTGAAATATCATTAAAACTTGCGATATTATTGAATACTGGAACCGTAATATCGTCTAAAATACAAAAAGTTTTTGATTCATTACCAAAACTACCAGTTGTTGTTGCGACAATACCTTTGTTAAGGGTAATACTAGAAGGAGTTGGTAAAATATTGCTCGTATCTACGAAAAAACTAACCGTTGCTCTTGCCGATTTTCTAGATCTAGGAACATAACCTATATTTCTCGCTAATGCAACAATATTTTCTCTTAAAGTTGCGGTATCAATAAAAACCTCATTCGCAACCATGTTTGCGTTGTATGAGGAAATATAAGTGTTGTATGCTAATACATCAAGAATAGTTGAAAGGTTAGACCCTTCAAAGTCATAATCCGTAAAATTGGAATTTGACTTAAGATAATCTCGAAGTGTTGTTTTAACTTGATCGAAATCTAAGTTAGAGAAATTGGCGAGTGGCATTTTTATCTATTTGACTGCAAGACGAATTGTAACTCTTGTGGAGGGATGTCAGCGCCAACAATGTCATATCTAATAATTACATCAAATGCATTTCCATCAAAATCGGGAAGAACTTTTACTTCTCTTAAATTTACTCTATCTTCAAAATTATTAATCGATCTTTGAATTTGATCTCTAATAGTAGAAGCAGAAATGTCATCCAGATTTTCAAACAAGGATTGACTTACATCAGAACCAAAGTCTTCTTGAAAAAACTTTTCTCCAGGAACAGTAAAAACAATATTACGAATTGATCTGGAGATGGCATTTGCATTTTTAAGCGCAATCAAATCATCATTCAAGGGATTTGCCTTAAATGACATACTAATATCTTTAAATCCTTGACTTACCCTTTCTAGAGGCACAAAAATACGGCGATTATATCTTATTTATCAAGGTATTTCATCAAAATTCATTCAAGGTTTGAGGGGGAATAATGGTATATTCCTCTTCAGTCTCAAAAAGTTCAGTATTTTGGCGTGAATCGCGTTTTTTTGGCGTTTGATCGTCATTTGCGATCTCACGAAGCATTTTTTGATGCTGATCGTTACCTAAATTGTCTAAAAAATCGTTATTCGGAGTCATTTTCTTCCTCTTTTTGTGAATTTTCGCGTTCTTTGGCGGTTTTCCAAAAATATTCGTCTTCACGACCCATACCGAGTCGCTCAAAACCATTTTCAACACTATAATATTGAGTTGATACTTTAAAATCAGGCATTTTTGGATCAACAGGTGTCAAACTGTTGTCAAAGATACGCATTCTATTGTTAGGATATAGTGCATATTGACCATTTTCAAGTTCAATCAAGTTATGCGACTTGTGTTCAGCTGGATTTTCACTAGTTGCATAATCAATCTGGTCGCAATCCTGATGATAATTATCTATTGTGCAAATATATTCACCTTTTACAATACCATGATCTCTTGTGTAACACTCAAAATCCATGGATCCAATAAATTGCTTATGAATCGACATGACACCATAGTCCATACAATTCCAGAATTGTAGGTTAGGTAGGTTCATATCAGGAGAAGGCGTCTTAGGGGCACTTACAAAGGCACTGATAGGCAATTTATCATACATCGCAGCATACTCTGGTAAGTAAGTTTCAAAGTAAAAAGCACGTCCAGGAATCGATTTACACGATACCCAAACGCCCTTAACAAATTCACCATGTCCAGATTGATGATCGGTAAGATATTCTTTTCTTACCCATACCTCTACCGAGGGGAGGTTACAAATTAATGCACTCATGTCCAAGTTTGTTCTATCTTAGAGTATCTATACAATAATTCTTCATCTTTTTTAATATCCTTGATTGTAATATAATATTCGTTCTCGTCAATTCCCACATTAGGATCATCAGAATGATTAACATAGTATGCCTGATATATTCTATCAAGATCACAATCAATCCAAAATCCATCCTCATCGCACCATGTAATTGATGCAATATGCTGTTGCATCCATTCTGGTATATAATTCCATGATATCTTTTGTGCATCTTGCCGTGCCTTCCAGAGCATTGTGCCTTTTGGAATATCACATAAAGAAAAAACACCTACCCCACCACAGACATTACTGGGTGCAAGGTAGGTGTATAGAGTCAAATCATACATTATTTCGTTTTAAAATATTCTATAGCTTCCCGTACAAACCATACAAAGGTATGTAGGAAAATTCAGGTTTTCACTTACCTTGACCACGATACCTTTTCTTAGCACTGTTACGAGAAGTCGCGGATAACTTAGTATGCTTACCAGTGCCTTGACGAGATTTTTTCGGGCGTCCTTCAACATACCCACCGCCTTTCATTAATGCCATAGTTAATACCTCAAATTACACGAGTTTTTTCGTGACCAACGCGAATGCGAGGGTCACACCAGATATCCATACCTTCTTCTTTGGCATCCAGACAGAATGAGACATCCTCACCACACATGTCTTGAACACTACCAGACTCAAAGACTTGCATCTTAGGAGCAAACCAAGGATACTCAAGGTTCTCAAAGACACCCTTCTTGATCAATACCCAACCAAATCCTGTGTAGTCTACAGTAAATGGTTTCTTACGCTTAGAGATAGATTCGACAGTTTCGTGATTCATCACTCCACCATTCTTACGGAAGTCATCTTCTTCCAACCAGTGTGCGACAGAAGTTGTGTGTCCATCCTCAGTTGCATACCAACCGCTGACGATTTCCTTCTCTTCTCCCTCTGCAGTAATTGCCATGTCACAAAGTTGCCAGAACTTATTTGTGTCAAATACAATATCATTATCAATCCACAACTGATAATCATATTCCAGTTTACCATCCCAAGGAATCTGTTTGGGACCGCGCAGTACATTTGCACCCAGAACCTTACAACGGGCAAAATTAACCATTGAAGAATAATCCTGACTAATCTGGATACTCATACCATTCTGTACCATATCAAAGCACAGTTGTACGAAGTTCTTCAGGAAGATATATGAACATCCCCTTCCAGGAAGACAGAAGACAATAGTCTTACCTCGCATCCTCTCTTTGATTGCTTGATAGTCCCACTCCTCTGCTTTCTTTGTGGGTGCCTTTGCTTTAACCGTGAATCCTTTAGCCATAAGTTGAATTAACCTTCAAGTCAATTATAACGTGTAGTATGTATATCGTCAATATGAATCACACCCAGGTGGTTCATTCGCATTACCCGAACTCCCTCCATGGGCGCGAGTACACTCCTCATATGACAAATCCTCAAGTTCATAATCAGTCTTCATTAGACCAACCATTCCCTTGAGGGTTTCCCATGTATTATTAAATTGTTTCTCTGTAAGGTTATTATATAAACACTCTTGTTTAGCGTAAATGTGATAGACCTTTTCCATAAAAATTTTTCCCCGGAAATTTTTTTTCTAGGTTTGAAATCGAAAGTTGAATTATATATCGAGATCGAATTGTCACCTCTGTAGGTTAGGGTAGTTAGGCGTTTTTATATACGCATCGCCCGCCGCAACGGCAACAACGAACCGCGAACAACTGTGGTCCACGGTGTTACTCTCCCCCCTATTATAACACTGCTGAGACTGACTGTCAACCTGCTGCAATCACCACCTGACAGGTACACTCAGGTCTTCTACGTAACTGTCAATAACCCTCTCAGATCCTTCGAGTTCAAATAGATCTTCCCATGAAATCTGATGCGGGTCGAAGTCTTCCAGAACCTCAATATCCAGAGTGATTCTGTAACGTTGCTTCTGTGCCTGACTGATAGCGACTGACATGATTGACTCCGTTGGTGATACTTACCTAGTATAGAATGCCTGAGAGATATTGTCAATCTTCCACCTGTTATTTATTAGGAAGACTGATAGAAACACGGTGTCAATCCTCAGAAAACTTTATAGTCTGCCCCCTTGACATTTCTGCGAGTTGCTGTTAGACTGCTCGCTAAGAT